AGGAAAGACGGCGCAGTCCGTTGGTATTGCCGCAATCATGCAGAGATATAAGCGTGGCGACCTCAAGGCGTTTGAGTTGATCCGTGATACGGTTGGTGAAAAGCCCGTTGATAAGATTATGGTGGCTGACGTTGACGCGGGAGTGGTTGAACAGATCGAATCTATGGTACTCGGAAAATGACACGCGACGAGGCGGTCACGTTTCTGATTGAGCAACCGTACAAACTAGCGCACTTAATCGGGTTCACGAAGTTAACAGAGATCCATAATAAGTGGATAATTGATATGGTGCGTGGACGCGATGACAGGACGCTACAGGCGCACAGATCGAGTTATAAGACCACTTGTGTGTCCATCGCGCTATCGTTGATTGTGGTGCTCATGCCGCGTCTTAGGACGATGTTCATGCGTAAGACGGACAGCGATATTAAAGAAGTGATTCGGCAGGTGCGCAAGATTCTGGAAAGCCAACAGATGCGGTACTTCGTGCAAGCGATTTACGGCGTTCAGTTGCAGCTTGTCACGGCAACGGCAAACGAACTAAGCACAAACCTAACGAACGATCCACGCGGAACGGCACAGCTTACGGGGCTTGGTACGGGCGGGTCTATCACGGGTAAGCACTATGACAGAATATTCACCGATGATATCGTGAATATGCAAGACCGCACAAGCAAAGCAGAGCGCGACCGCACAAAGATAATCTATCAGGAATTGCGCAACATCATCAATCGTGGTGGGCGCATTTACAATACTGGCACACCGTGGCATGCGGATGACGCGTTCACGCTTATGCCGGAACCAGAGAAATACGATTGCTACTCAACAGGACTGATTGACGCCGATATGCTTGAATCGATCCGGCAGAGCATGACAGCAAGCCTATTCGCGGCTAACTACGAGTTGCGTCACATTGCGTCCGAAGATGTCATCTTTGCAAACCCGCAAACCGATGGTGATTCTGCAATGGTTGAACAGGGCGATTGTCATATCGATGCGGCGTATGGTGGGGAAGATTACACGGCGTTCACTATCTGCAATAAGGTGGGCAATAAGTATTATATTCTCGGTAAACTCTGGCGTAAGCACGTTGATGACTGCACGGATACTATCATTCAATTGCGCATTCAGCACAACGCGGGAAAGATATACTGCGAGAACAACGGCGACAAGGGATATCTCGGCAAAGAACTAAGGCGCAAAAATGAGCGCACTGTTATATACCATGAGGACATGAATAAATTCCTTAAGATCACAAGCTATCTGAAAGCGGCGTGGAAAGATGTGGTTTTTGTAACAGGTACGGACAAAGACTATATCAACCAAGTGTGTGACTACAACGAGAACGCCGAACATGATGATGCGCCGGACAGTCTTGCATCAATCATCCGAAAGAAGTATTACCAGAAAGCACAATCATCAGGTGAATACCGGTGGTGAAAGGGGCTAATCAGTGATTACCTATCAGGAGTTCAGAGCGACCTATAAAGACGGCTTACCTACTGCGGCGGGTGTTGAGGCTGTCGTGCAGGATCATAAAGCAAGCGCCGAGTATCAGCTTGCAGTGATTGCGGATGACTACGACAGGCAGAAAAATAAAACCATCATGGAATACGAGAAGTATATCCACACTATGACAGGCGCATCTATTGTCGATCCATATGCCGCAAACCACAAGATACCGTCGAACATGTTTCGTCGGCTGAACGTGCAGCGGACGCAGTACAGCTTGGGTAACGGTCTATCATTCCAAGATAAAACGGTCAAAGATAAGTTTGGTAAAGAGTTTGATGTGACCGTGCAGAAAGCGGGTTATGCCGCAAACATTCATGGTGTTGCGTTCGGGTTCTGGAATCTGAATCGGCTGCACTGTTTCCGTATCACCGAGTTTGCGCCGCTGTACGACGAGAACACGGGCGCGTTGATGGCGGGTGTGCGGTTCTGGCAGGTGAACGACAAACAACCGCTCAACATGTGGCTATACACCGTTGACGGCTATATGCGCTTCACCAGAAAGAACGGAGACCAGAACGCATCCACACTCGACGCGCAGTTCACGCCTTATGTTGGCATCGTTACCAAGACGCAAGCGGACGGCGAACAGCTCACGGGTGGAGAGAACTATTCCACGTTGCCTATTGTGCCGCTGTGGGGCAGCGAATTAAAGCAGTCCACGCTGGTTGGTATGCGCGAGGGAATTGACGCATACGATCTTATCAGGAGCGGACTTGCAAACGATCTCACTGAATCGGCGTTTATCTATTGGCTGGTCAATAACGCAAGCGGAATGGAAGACCCCGATAAAGCAAAACTATTAGAAGAGTTGCGTACTAAACATGTGGGCGTTACCGAGAACAATGGAGACGGGAGCGGAACAAGTATCACGCCGTATACGCAGGACGTGCCGCATGAAGCGAGAACCGCATATCTCGACAGAATCAAGGCGGGACTATATGAGGACTTCGGAGGTCTTGACGTTCACACCATCGCGGCAGGGTCTACCAATGACCATATTGATGCGGCATATCAACCGTTGGACGAAAACGCTGATGACTTTGAATATCAGGTGATCGAGTTTGTGCATGGGTTGGGCGAGTTGCAGGGTATTGATGAAGATACAGCAACTCCGATTTTTAAGCGCAATCGAATCTCCAATCAATTAGAGCAAACACAGATGGTGTTGGCGGCGGGTTCATATCTTCCGGCATCGACTGTTAGAAAACACCTTCCGTTTATTTCTGTTGATGAAATCGAAGGAATTGAGAAGGAACTTAAAAACGAGGAGCTTGCACGTTACCGCGCACTGGAAGAAGAACAGGCGCAGATGGAGCAGGCGCAGACACAACAGCAAGAGCAGACGGAACAACCGACAGCACAGGTTGAATAATGGCAGACTACGCACACGAACTAACTGACCGCGAACTGACCGCGCTAGAAAAGAAGATAGCTGCGGCGTATGAACGCGCAAGGGATAAGGTGCAGGAACGAGCAGACAAGTTCTTTGACACGTTCAGAGGTGACGCTGAGAAGCTCTACAAGGCGATTTCAGACGCGCCTGATGCAACTACCAAGATAGCCGCTGAAAAAGCCTACAAGGACTTCGTATGGCGCAAGACGGTAGCTGCAAAGAACATTACGGACTTGCGGGATAAACTAGCTGCCGACATGACCGCAATCAACCAACAGAGCGCGACATTGATCGGCAACAGGATGAATGGTATCTTCTCGCTGAATCATAACTTCGCGGCGTATGAGTTAGAGCATGGACTTGGTCTCAATCTGCAATTCACGCTGTATGATGAGTTCACGGTTGCGCGATTACTGAAAGACGATCCGAAGTTATTGCTTAAACCAAAGATTGATATAGCTCTGGATAAAAAGTGGAACGCGCAGAAGATCACAAGCGAGATCACGCAAGGCATCTTGACAGGAGAATCAATCCCAAAGATTGCAGATCGCTTGCAGAACGTGACCGACATGAACCGCAATAGCGCGATCCGTAACGCACGAACGGCGATCACAGGCGCAGAGAACGCGGGGCGGGTTGAATCGTATCACTACGCGGAGAGCATTGGCATCACCTTGCAGAAAGAATGGCTTGCAACGCTGGACGATAGAACCAGAGACGAACACCGCGACCTCGATGGACAGCGCGTTGATGTTGATGAACCGTTTACGGTGGGCGGTGACGAGATTATGTACCCGGGCGATCCGAACGCACCCGGTTACCTCGTATATTCGTGCAGGTGTTCTCTAGTCTCTTCCGTTGAAGGCGTCAAAGACCTCGATCCCGTGTACCGCCGCGACAACATCAGCGGTGAGAAGATTGACAATATGAGTTACCGTGAATGGGAGGCGGCGAAACGTGGCTAACGTTACTGTGAAAGATTACAGCAAACAAGTTATGGCGGCTATGGTTTTTCCCGTAAACCGCGCACTTGAAATCATTGGCTTAACGGCAGAGAAATACGCGAAAGAAAATTGTCCAGTTGATACGGGAAGATTGCGCAATAGCATAACACACGCCGTTGAGGGCAAAGATGTATTCGTGGGGAGCGCGACAGAATACGCCGCAAGCGTGGAATATGGCACGATTAAACAAAAAGCGCAACCGTATCTTCGACCAGCGGCAACGGATCACTCGGAAACATATAAACAAATCATTCTGGATGAATTCGCAAAGATACCAGACTAAAACCGCTTCTTGACTTTTCCGCTTTAGTGTGGTAAAGTGTATGTGGAATATGAGGCGGCAGCTACCTGTGGGAGAATGCGCTGATTCCACAAATCGGTTTGTGTGTAGAACCGATCCACAATAGACGAAAGTCGAATATGCAAAAACACTCAATAAACAGAAATCACAGCGCAAGTACGCGCGTGAAATAAAACAGACGAATGGCGAGTATGCCACCGATGAAAAGGAGTTTGTCAAGTCATGGCTGGACTAACTAGGAAATTTATCAAAGACGCTGCCAAAGATGCAGGGGTAGAATTACCCGCAGAGATGATTGATGCTATCATTGGTGCGCATGTTGAAAGCAGAGACGCGGCTATTGAAACTGCCGTGAAACCGCTGAATGAACAGCTTGATGCCGAGAAAGGCAAGAGCGGAACAGACGAATTCAAGACCAAGTGGGAACAGGAACACGAGGCGTTTGAGAAGTATAAGGGCGATGTCGAAGCCAAAGAGTTGAACGGGAAGAAACAGAGCGAGATCAAGAATCTGCTTAAGGAACTTAGCGTCAGCGAAAAGCGGCACGACATCATCTTGAAAGCACTTTCGCCCGATCTCGGTAACATTGAACTAGACAAAGATGGCAAGATCAAGGATGTTGATAAGCTCAAGACCTCGATCACTACCGATTGGTCAGATTTCATCGAGACAACCGAGAAGAAACCATCTCCCACGCCAACGCCTCCCGTTAAACAGACGGGCGACACCAAAGAAGCCGAAGTAGTAGCGCGAGTGCGCACGGCTATGGGGTTGCCGCCTGAAACCGCATGATGAAAGGAATTTAACAATATGTCTCAGGATTTGAGTGCAGCTCTTTTCAAAGCATATACTCCGCTTCTGGATGAAGCATACAAACTTGCATCGCTTTCTGCAAAGCTGGACACCGCGTCCGAACTGGTAAAATATACCAACGGTTCGCGCGAGATTATTGTCCCCAAGATGACTTTACAGGGCCTCGCGGACTATGACCGCGCGTCGGGCTATGTTGGTGGCGAAGCGTCGATGACGCTTGAAACTATGACCATGAACTATGAGCGCGGTCGTATGTTTTCCATCGATAGCATGGACAACGAAGAAACCGCTGGTGTTGCGTATGGCAGACTTGCGGGCGAGTTCCTGCGCTCCTACGTTGTGCCTGAAATTGACGCGGTTCGTTTTGCCGCGTATGCCGCTCTCGCTGGTACGCATCCGAGTGACGCGACGATCTCTGCGGCTGGCTGGTACGCTCTTGTTTCGGCGGCTCAGGTTGCTATGACCGAGGCGGAAGTCCCCGACGCTGACCGTCACCTGTTCATTACTTCGACGGGTCACGCGGACATTCTCAATAAGGGTCTAACTGAGAGCAAGGTGTTTTTCGACAACTTCTCGTCCGTGACCGTTGTTCCGCAGTCGCGCTTCTATGAGGCGGTTACGCTTGCTGCGTCTGGTGCTGGCGGTTACTCCCGCACGACTGGCGCGAATAACATCAACTTCCTGATCGTTCATAAGCCCGCCGTCATTCAGGTGCTTAAGCATCAGGATGCAAAGATCATCAACCCGCAGCAGAACCAAGACGCAGACGCGTGGAAGTTCGGCTATCGCGTGTATGGTCTCAACGACGCATACGACAACAAGGTTAAGGGCATCTACGTCCATACCTCCGCTGTCACCTCCTGAGAGGTGTAACGATGGTTTGGAAGGACGAAAACGGTAATACGTGTTTCGGGATTAAGCCTAAACCGTCCGTTGCGGAAACTTCCGAGGATAGCGAAAGCGAGGCGGTAAAAACGCCGCCTCGCAAACGTAAAACCAAAGAAGCCGACGAGAAGGAGTAAACTAAATGAGTTATCAGAAACTACTTCCCGTGATTGGCGGGAATGATCTTGAAACCAATCTGAACACAATTGCAGCCGCCATGAGCAAACAGGCGTGGCTGTATCCTGACTTGACGAACGTCTTCTCGCAGGGTGGCGTGTATGCTTATCCCGTTCTGTCTGGCGAAACCGTAACGGAATACAACATCAACAGCACTGGCACGAGCATCAAGACCATTGTCGTTGGCGGCACTGGCATCCAGTACAAGATTGAGCCTGACGGCAAAGTCCCGCTGATTGCAGCGGCATCCGCTACCGCGATTTTCGGCGCAAGTCCGGCGATTACGAACTGCATGCTGATCCTGGTTGAACTTCCGACGCTCGATTACACAAAGGTAAATCTCACGCTTGCATCGGGTTCTCCTGCGGCTCTGACAGAGCAAAATGTTATCGTTGGCGAAGATGTAACATATTTTGCCTATCCTCTTGGCGTGTACGATGATTCTGGCACTGCCACGAAGTACGCGACGTTCACGCTCACCTACAACGGCAACAGTGTGAAATACGAGTTTGACCTTACCGACATCACGCTTGAAACGGCGGGTTAATCCATGCTTTACGAGATTTGCGAACATCTGCATAACTTCTTCGACACTCGCGATGGCGAGTACATTGACCGTACCGCCGGAACGTTCGCGATCTCCTCTGGCGTTATCTCTCCGCTCTCCTCCTCCCTGATTGCTGGGCAGTACATTCGGATCGTTGGTTCTCTCCTCAATGATGGTATCTACCTGCTGCCCAGCAACTCCACTATCAGCACGCTGGTCGATGAGACGTTCACGGGCGCGGTATTCGGTTTAGCAATCCCAAGAGATTTGGTGACGCTTGATTCCGAAATCTCCGCGTACGTGGCGGCGAATCCCGCAAGCGGGTATGTGTCTGAATCGTTCGGCGGGTGGAGCGGAACACGGGCAACGGGAGCAAATGGCGCGCCGCTGTCGTGGAAGTCAGTATTTGCGGCAAGGCTGAACAGGTGGCGAAAGCTATGATTCAAGACTTCGAGGAAAAGTTCTGCCGCATGACACTGACCGAAACGAATGACGGTGCAGGTGGAAGAACAAAGACTTATGTGCAGGGCGCGGCGGTGAGCGTCGCGCTCTTTTGCGATCAATCTCTTGAAGCACAGAAAGCGTTGGCGCAAGGCGTAACGAGCATCTACACACTGAACTTCGATAAGTCTATCACACTGGCATACGACGAGTATATCAAACGCGCAAGCGACAGCGCGATATTCCGAATCACCAGCAAGCCGGACGATAACCAAACGCCGAGCGTAACGACACTGAACCGCCGCACAGCGAAAGCGGAAAGAACGGAGCTTCCAGCATGAGTAAAGCAAGCGCGTTCTACACATGGTTCAGCGGGTTTGGTATCACGGCATACGAGGAATCAAACGTCAAAGCGAATCCGACTTTCCCGTATCTGACGTACACTTATGCGGTTGGAGACTTTGACAGCGGAGAAGTACC